TCTGAATACCTAGCCAAAAAAGGCGTAAACACGCAATTTAAAATAGGAGCTTCGCCGTGTCGGTTCTTACCTATTACAAGCTCTGCCTCTTCTGCGCTTCCGTCTGCCTCGTCTTTAGCGTAGTAGTTAGGGCGGTAAGGGAAAATAATAACATCGGCATCTTGCTCTATTGCGCCCGACTCTCTTAAGTCCGATAGCATTGGCCGCTTATCGCCTCTGTTTTCTATTCCTCGGCTTAACTGAGCCAAAGCTACTACTGTTATTCCCAAGTCTTTAGCTAATAACTTCATAGTTCTACTTATCTCGGCCACCTCCTGCTCTCGGGTTCTGCCCTTTATTTGTACGCTTTTTATAAGTTGTATATAGTCAACAAATAAAACCTCTAGCCCGTGCTTTGCTTTGTGCCTTCTGATTTTTGCCACTAACTCCCCAAGGCTTAGGCTGGTTTCGTCGTCTATAAATATCGAGGCGCGATCTGTTAAAGAGTATTGTACAAGGCTGTCAATATGGTTTTGGTAAAGCTTGCCCCTATTAAGTACCCCCGCATCTATCCCGGTTTCAAGGCTTAACCAGCGCTTAATTAACTGCTCGCTGCTCATTTCGAGCGAAACAAAAAGCACCTTGTGCCCTGCTTTCGCCGCTTGGTTAGATAAAGAAAGAGCTAAGGCCGTTTTCCCCATACCTGGGCGGCCCGCTATTATTATTAAGTCTGAAGGGTTATAACCGCCTATAACGTTATCCAAGTTGCGCCAGGTGGTAGTTAGCCCCGTTAAAGTCTCGCCGTTTTGGTGCGCTATACTTACCTTATCAATATACTTATTGGCAATCTTGTTAGAACTAATTGGCTCCCTGCTTTCTGAAAAACCAGCCAAAGCCATTAACTCGCCTACTTGCGTTAACTTTTTCTCTAGCCCAATATCTGCCGCCGCTAGCTCTTGCAGTCTAGTATTAAGTAGTTTAGTATTATACTCCCGAGCACAAACCTCTATAACTGTTTTAATGTTCTCGCCACCCGTATAGCTTGAACTCAAGGCCGCAATTTCAACGGGAGCCACCTGGCCCTTTAATTTTTGTACTAAGGTTAAAAGACTAATCTCCTTGCCTTCGAGAAAAAGCTCATTTGCAGCTGTAACGATTTTAGAGCCCCTCTCGTCAAACCAAACGCTTTTTATGTGTGGTAACTCCACCTTAGCCTCGATATCGCTTAAAATCGCCCCTAAGAGGTATTTTTGAGGGGTTTCAGCAAAGCCTATATATTGCGCCATAATTATCCCCTTGGATTATAGTTAGGGTCTGGCTTATGTCCTAAGCGACAGCCGTAAGCCTGAAGCTGCGCCTTGTCTGCTGCTTTTTCGGTAAAAGCCTCCCAGTCCTTTACGGTGCCGTTGTTCCAATTATTCTCGCTCATTCTATCCCAAAAATCCTCGGCCACGTGTTCAGCTAAACCGTATTGTATAAAGATATCATGCACTCGCCCCCAAGTCGGCCCAGGCTTTTTAGATCGCTGCGCTAGTTTCTCGGTCTTAAATCCTTTAAAATCAAAATCTCCTCCCTCTTCTTTATTTAGATTATTTGTTTGTTTGTTTATTTCTTTCTTTATAGCATTGCGTTCGCTATGCGTTTGCATTGCGTTCGCATTGCGTTCGCTTTCCTTATTCCATCTTTTAGCAGCAGCTTGCTTAGCTTTGTCGCTCTTTTCATTAAAGTAAGCCATGCGTTTAGCTATTGCTGAACTGCTTAACTTGTTACCTTTTACCTCAAACAACTTAAACGCCTCGGCCACGCTTTTTACTTTGTCTGGATCTGTTCTAAGGGCAAAAGCAATAAGCTCGGGCTCGTAGTTAAGCTCATTGTCGGCCTCCCATACCATTTCAACAAGACACCAGTAAAGGCCCAAGCCCTCTAGACCGTGCTTTATTTGCAGGTTAATAAGTTTTAAATCGTTCCTGGCGTTGTAGTCGTGCGGCAAGAAGCGGGTTTTGAGTTGTGTTTTTTCGTTTGTCATTAGTGCAATAAAAAAGCCTACCCAGTCACGGCGGTAGGAGCGCACGTAGCCAGGCAGGCCAAGATTTTTATAGCAAATTACCCTTCTCCTACAAGAGTAAGCCCCAGCTGTCACCTTCAAGCCGCCAGGGCTGCCGCTAAAATAACACTATTAACCTAATTTGCAAGCCTCCTCGAGCGCTTTGTTGTAAAAGGTTAATAATTTAAGCCCGCTAGAGTGGTGCATTAACATACCGTAGTCTTTACTCTGCTCGATTAAAGTAGCAAGCGCCCAGCGTGCAGCTTCTGCCGCCTTTTTCTTGCTCTTGGTAAAATCTATGGCTTCAGCGTATAGCTGGCTGGCGTATTTTTCTGGTGTTATTATATCGCTCACAGTTCTACCCCCTCTCTAATATGATCCCGAACCGCCCAAAGGTCAAAGAGTGGATCTATTGCCGCCATAATAAGCAGGTCGAAATACTGCGCCCGTCTGCTAGCTTCTGCCTTTTTCTTGCCTGCCATTCGTCGGCCTTGGTGAGTAGTTGAAAGGTCGTAGAGTTCTAACGCTTCGAAGTAACTACTCCAAGCCTCGGCCCTTTGGTCTATCCAAAAGTTTAGCATTGGGGTGCTAGAGCGCCAGCCTTTACTTTTGCTTTTTAGTGTCTCCATTTTTAGCCTCCTTTTTCTTATACGTACGCTTAGGCTTAATTTCCTTAATAACTTCCGCAGCTTTGGCCATTGCCTCGCGTTTCTGCATCTCGTTATAAAGGTCGTCACGCTGAGCCTTTAGCTTGTTTATCGTGTCTTCAATGTCGCTCTGTACTCCGTCCATTAAGATTTGGTAATGCTTAGCCCTCTCTTTTACTTTAGCCCTTAATCGCTTTCTATGCGTAACTTCTCTGTAAGCCAAGAAAGTAAAAGCCGCCACGTTGAGCACTAGTGAAAAACTGCAGAAGCTCATTTTTTACCTCCTTTTGCCTTGGTAGTAGCGCCGGCCTTACCCTTGTACATTCTCGCCTTTTTGTTCTCTTTGGCGATATGCTCGGCCCAGTCATTAAAATACTCTACGGGCTCAGGTGCAGGCTCTTGCTTTCTAGGCGGAACTTCGGTAGGCTCGTAATCGGCTCGCTTAATTAAATACTTTACCAGCTTGTAGGTGGCGTAAATTGAAACCACAAAAGCCAACACGGGCCAGGGGTTCTCGTTTAAAATGTCTAACTGTGTCATTTTTGTTTGTAATTGTTGAAGCAAATATAAACGCCTTTCGCGCAATTCTACACCATTAACTTAGTAAACGGCTTAAAACTTGATTAAAAAACAAAAAGGCCCCCGAAAAGAGGGCCCCTTGCATGAAAAACAAACCTAAATAGACCAGGTTATAACAGATTGAGCGCTGCAATATACTTACAAGCTGCCTAACTTTTGCAACCTCTTAAGGTAAAACTCGGCTTTAGCTAGATCTTCCGCCGTCTTATTCTCGCCTTTCTTGCCAGCTCGCCAGACGTATTTAAGCACTTGGCCCTTTAAAAAGCCTCTGTATTCGTCTAGGCTTAAGGCGCTTTCTATTGCCTCTATTGCCTCTACTTTACCCTGGGTGTAGTGGCTAGGGTTGTTTACCGCTTCTTTGTCGTAGTAATCAAAGCCTCCCATTTTATAACGTTAAAAAGGTAGATCATTAGAAGTCCCCGAGTTATTGACTGGCTTTGCGGCTTGTTTGGTACCACCTTCAGCCCCGCCTAATAACTCGATAAACTGCACACGGCAATTAAGGTAGCTCTTGCCCTCGTATTCGCTTACGCTAGGCAAGCCCTCGACTAGTACGCTTTTGCCCTTCTTTAAGTATTGAGCAAGCGCCGCCCCTTGGTTCGCGTCTCTGTAATAAGCGCAGCCTACCCAAAGCGGGTCTTTATCTCGCCCTTGGTTAACTGCTACGTTAAAACGTATTTGAAGCGTTCCGTCTTGCATTGTCTTTGTTTCGGCATCTTTGCCGAGGTTTCCAGTGAAATTTAGTTTAAGCATTTTCTTGTTTATTAATAAAGTCAATTGTTTTAAATATCTCGTAAGCTACCTGCGGCACTATCGCATTTCCGTAGGCTTTTATACTTTCGTTTCTCCATTTTGAAAAGGTAATTCCGTCCAATTCGGAGGGAAGCCCATCATTTCCGCCACAAATCGGGGATTGAGTTGGGAAGTTTTCCCAATTGGTTGATTTAATACTCCGTGCATTTCGTTTACTAAACTGCTTCCCAATTGTAGTTTTGGGTTGCTCCTTGTGCACCCTCCGTTCTTGTCTGATGCACATGGTGTGTTTAACAATGGATTCCTCATTATATAACGATTCAACGTCACGCTGTGCATACTCCCCTCTTTCACTTGACTGCTTTTCATCGTTGCCGTTGCGTTGGTTGAGTCCATTGCGCAAACTGTGGGCAACAAACCAAACTCTGTCCCTCCCGTGTGGGGCATTGACCGCCGCCGCAGGTATAACCACGGCCTGAGTTTCGTAACCTTCAGCTGCCAAGTCAGCGTGCACCTCGTCGAATACCAGGCCCCCATTCCAATTAAGGAGGCCAAAAACGTTTTCCCCCACGACGTAGCGAGGCCTGACTTCTCTAATAACTCTAAGCATTTCGGGCCAAAGGTGGCGTTCATCTTCTTTGCCGAGTCGCTTTCCTGCGCTTGAGTAGGGTTGACATGGGAACCCTCCTGAAATAATGTCAACTGATCCATTAAATTTGGTAAAGTCTGTTTTAGTAATATCGCCAAAGCTTTCGGAATTTGGCCAGTAATGCTTTAAAACTTTTTGCCCGAACTCGTTCCATTCGCAATGGAAAACATTTTCCCAGCCGCACCACTCAGCGGCAAGGTCAAAGCCTCCAATACCAGAAAAAAGCGAGCCGTGGCGCATTATTTCAACTCATTAAGCAACTTACGCAAAATAACAACGCTTTGAGGCTCTTGAACCTCCCAGCGTCTTAAGGTCGAGCGGTCTACTTTAGCCGCCTTGCATATTTTTGTTAAGCTGGTGTTTTTATCTATACAAAGCTTCTTTAGCTCTTTTGCTACGTTTTCTTTTCCTATATCCATAGTGCAAATTTAACTCTTTTTTGCGTAAGTTTGCAATATGTTAAACGAACTTTCTAACCTAGAGTACCACAAAGACACCAGCCACATTAGCAAAAGCGGGCTGGATCTTATCGAAAAAAGCCCCGCCCATTACTTCTATAAGTATCTCAGCGGCGAGTACCAAGAAAAAAGCAGCAAGGCCTTGGAAATAGGTAGCGCTGTACATTGCGCCGTCTTAGAGCCTGAGCGCTTTGCTTTAGAATACTGCGCCTTCCCAGACGTAGACCGCAGAACCAAAGAAGGCAAAGAAACCCTAGCCGCTTTTTACCTAGAGCACCCCGATAAAATCTACTTAAGCTCTGACGACTTTGCACAGTGTTTAAAAGTGGCCGAAGCGGTCAAGGCAAACCCTTTAGCCGCTAAACTACTAGCCCAAGGCGAAGCTGAAACTACTATAAGCTGGCAAGACTCGCAAACGGGGGTCAACTGCAAGGCTCGCCCCGACTTTGTTACCTATGTCAACGGCTCTCGCTACATTGTAGACCTTAAAACTACTGAGGACGCGAGTAAGCACAGCTTTAGCCGATCAGCTTTTAAATACCGCTACCACGTCCAAGCGGCTTTCTACTGCGACGGCTGGAAGGCTTGTAAGGGCGAAGAGGTCGAGGGCTTCGTATTTATTGCCGTTGAAAAGTCAGCGCCTTACCTAGTTAGCCTTTATCTTTACGAAGAGCAGGAGCTTAATTATGGCCGAGCTTGCTACGTTTCTAACCTTCTAACCTATGCCCATTGCCTCGAGTCTCAAACTTGGCCAGGGTATAGCGAAAAGGTCGAAGCTTTAGCGCTACCCGAATACATTACTAAAACACTTTAATAACATGGAAAAGAAAGAAACCCAAACCCAAGCAGTCGAGCAATTAGAAACCGCTGCACCCTTGAGCCTCTCAAACTTTGATCACGCCCAACGTGTAGCAAAGGCCCTAAGCTCTAGCGATCTAATCCCCCAAAGCTATCGGGGGAACATTCCCAATACACTTGTAGCGCTTGAAATTGCCCAGCGTATAGGTGCTAGCCCCTTAATGGTTATGCAAAACTTGCACGTAATACACGGGCGGCCCTCTTGGTCTAGCTCTTTTATTATTGCTGCACTAAACAGCTGCGGGCGCTTCTCTGCGCTTAAATTTATCTCAGACGGCAAGAGCTGTAAAGCGGTTGCTACTGAGCTAGGAACGGGCGAGCTAATCGAAGGGCCTACTGTTAC